AAGATGCCGCCATTTTTCACATTGCCCAAGGTTACGCTTTTTCAAAACCTTACTCATCGTTATTCCTCCACTAAAACCACATTGGCCCAGCTGGTTTTATACGATTTCCCGTTAATTGTGACTCTCACAATACGATCATTGTACACAAATGAACTCACTTTGTCTGCCCGTCCTTTGTCCAGTAAAGTGCCATCCGGCAGGTAAACATATACCGTCCTGACCGGTTTTTCACTGGTTGCTGCGCCCTTGACAGCTTCACACCCGGTCATCGTTACACACAGTGTAGCAGTGCAGGCAGCCAGAGCCAGCGATTTCAAAATTTTACTCATTGTTGTTTGTCACCTTTCTTGCAACATTCTGGTTGTAGCAGTCTTGTCAGCCATCGTTGCCGTCCTCTTTATCGCTCAGATCCTCCACGTCGGCAACGTCCTTGGTCTTTTTCACCATGTCTGCAATGGCATACAGCCCAGATTTCGCCAGAGGTTCCAGCTTTACGGGGATTACAGCACCGCGTACCATCATACCATCCTTGATGACATAGTAACGTCCGCCGCTTGCCATTTTCCGCACACAGTATTTGAAATAGCTGCTCTTGCGCATTTCATCCGCCACTGGCATGATCTGCTTTGCGTCTACAAAGCCGATTGTTCGGGAAGTCGGTTCAACCATCGGAACCAGGTTACACCCACAATAGCGGATGCTGATTCTGCCATTTTCGCAGTCCAGCTCGCCACTTGCTGTATCGTCAAGGTTCATGCCTTCAATGTTCCGAATATCGTCCGGGCAGTCACTTTCAAAATGAATATCGTTCCATTCCTTTTCGCTGATACCCAGCAGAGCCGCCAATTCCCTTTCGTTTTGTGCTTTCGGGAAATCCGTCAGCGGGAAGATTGCTGTTTTTGTTCCGATGTACAGATCACACCCCTGACCATCGTTATAGAACACCTTGTAAAGTTTGCAATACTCGTCAGTCTTAATGAGCTTTGCAATCGCCGCCAGCTTCATTTGCTTCTCCTTTCAATTTCGATAGCCTGAACTTCAAACTTTTCGTACTCCGGGTAATGATTCTCGGCCTGCTCTTTGGCTTTTTCAACAGCCTGTTCAGCACTGGCCGCATCCAGCCGGTACGGCAGCCAACCCGGCCACCCACCAGCACCGGTCGCTTTCAGCAAAATGTAATACCTCTGCATCGGTGCATTCTCCTTTCAGTTTTGGGCAATCCCGGAGTTGAACCGGGCCGGGCCTGTTCCCATGCTCACGAAAAAGGCCGCCGCAGCGGGCGGCCTGTGTCAGGAGTTGTGCGATCTTATTTTCAAAATTTTCTTTGCTTCCTCTGCGTGGAGAAGAACACTGTCCCGGCAGGTCATGCCCGGCTCTTGTAGCTCATAGAGCTTGCACTCTTTCGCGCAGCCTTTACTGCCTTTTCGGGTCTGTTCATTACACGTTATAAACCGTGCCGAGAGGATCCGTGTCAGTGTTTCATTGTCCATCATGCCACCAGATACAGCCAAAGGAATTTAATCAGTGCGGCAGGCACAAAGAAAATCAGTGCCGCCCACAGTGCCACAGCTGCCAAAACCATCAGAACACCCAGTGTTTTCACAAATCCGTCCATTGCTTTTTCTCCTTTTAAGTTCAATTCTTGCCCAAGCTGCAAGGTCTTTCCAGTTTTCAGATTCCCGGTGACATGGAGTATCGCTGGCGCGTTTATCGACTGCTTCTGCAAGTTTTTCAACGCACAAGTCAGGCAACTCCTCAATGTGTGATTCAAAAAACATAGCCATGACATCCAACGGGGCACCCGCAGCAGCAATAGCCAAAACTTCTGCGTCATTTTTCTTGTCTCCGTGCGTTTGGAGCTTGCCCCACATCACTTCGCTGCCTCCTGGATGATCCAGACCCGGTGCGTTCCATAGCCTTGCCAGCTCAGTGCATCTTCGTGGCTTCCAGAAACGGCTATGTCCAAGTGTTTTCCCTGGATTCCCGCTCCTTTGTCCTGAACGATCCGCACTCCTACATCCTCGATATAGAGGACAGTCCCGAACGGAAAAACGTCCGGGTCTGCCGCCACCGTCACGCCAACCTCCACGGGTGCGCCGCTGGCTGTGATTCCGGTTCCTGTGCCGCAGATATGCTCCCGCTTTTCGGTGCAGTAGGCCGTGCAGAGAAAATCGCCAGCATCCTCAACTAGCAATTTTCCATCCAGTCGGTCCCGTGCTTTCAGAGAATCCCGCAGGGTATCGGCGTACTCTGCAATCTCTTTCGACACGCCCTCCCAGTCCTCATACCGGGACTTGTAAATATCCCGCTGACATTCCAGATCATCAATACGGTGATAAAGCACGCCGGTCTGTATACCTGCAATCATGACCGCCACCAGAGCGATTTTTCCCACATCAATTTTCATATTCTTTCCTTTCCTGGAAGTGTTTTTTCGTAACTGCAATCGGAAATTCTTCAATCTCCGATGCCCACCGAGCGGTCCCGATGCCGTATGTAGTTTCCCATACCAGTGGGAATCCGCCAATCCCGTCAAACAGGCTTCCCAGCTTTGCGCCATCGCCCATGTATGACTTCATTTTTTGGGCAATCCAGAACCACTGCGGCAGGGCAATGGAATTTCCAAGTGCTTTGTACCGTGGACTGTCTGCCGGCTTATGCTTTTTTCCTTTGGTGTCCGTCCACTCTCCAATGTCCGTCCATCCATCCGGGTAGCCCTGCAACCGCTCACATTCTGTCGGTGTCAGCCTGCGGACAATCCATCTTGTTCTCTGCCCAGCAAGTACCGCCTGCTGGTTCCCGCCCGCTGATTCTCTGGACGGAAGTGCTGGGAATGTGCCATCTTCGCCATATACCCGCCGCGCTTGGGTGTCCCATGGATTCAGGCAGCCGGAGTATTCGATTGCCACAGCCTGCGCATCGTGCATGGTGTCCAGCGTCCCGGATTTTTCCTTACTGGCGTAGGCGTGGGCCTGTCCATTGCCGATGCCGTAGCTTGTGACCTGCCTCGGCACGGCCACGAGCGGCGTATTTCCCCCACCTGTTCCCCAACGGGCTACGACCGTTGGGGAACAGGTGGGGGCTTCCTTGTACCGTGCGTCCTGCGCATGGTTTTCAAAAACAACAGGCCTGTCCGCCGGGTGGTCCGTAATCATCGGAACATACCCGCCGCCAAGTCCCATACTCGCCGGAAGTGTCGGGCAGATTCCGTTTTGTGTGACCGTTGCATGAACCTGATTGCTTTCCAGAACCATCGGTTGGACTGGCATTTCTTCATCACTGATTCTAATTACTGCAGCTGGCGGGTGTGCCGCCGCTGCTAACGGATGGCATGGGTCGCCCCATTGTGGATTGGATTTATTTACCTTGCTTGTTATTTGGGTCGTATCGAACGGAAGGGCATCATCAATGCAGAGATTTTGATTTTGTAATGCGTACGCTACCGCGTGACGGTCTACCGTGTTCACCGTAAAGGCTCCGCTTTCTCTTACGCCTGTCCCGTTCTGGTTTGTTTTCCGGTCAACCGTATTCCCGCTGATGCAGTATGTCGGTTCCTGGATCAGTTGGAAGATCGTTTGGTCTTGGAGCGTCGATAGCGTTCCAGTTTTTTCTGTCTGCACAAGTGCGCCCTTTCCACCACCGGCGCACCCTGAACGGATTTTAAGCGTGTACGCAGCTGCTTCACAGCATTTGTCACCACTCGTTCTTTCCTCTGCTTCGCTTTTTCCTGCTCTGTCCGCCTCCGTTCCTCTGCTATCAGCATTTCTACTACTGCCGCAGAGGAACCCGGCTCCCACCATTCGATCATTTCCAGCAGGGCGGTTTGCAGTAAGTCCGGCAACTTCTTTCCACGCCTGGATGCACGGGTCAGGATGCCTTGACAGGCTCGTGCGCTCAAATAATATTTCTCCGGCGCGTTGACCTCCAAGGTCGAGGATAAGAGCGATACGCTTTCTGCGCTGGGCCACTCCGAAATATTGACTGTCCAGCTGTCTCCACGCCAAAGACCATCCGTTTCCAGCGATTGCTCCAGCTTTGCTCCATCTGCCCCCCCTCGGAGGTCCAGGAATAACAGCGTTTGGTTGCTCCACGCAGGCAAGTTCTTCCAGAACTGCCCGGAAGTCGTCTCCGTTGTTGCTGGAAAAGGCTCCGGGTACGTTTTCCCAAATAGCGAAAGTTGGATACAGTCCATTTGTGCTTGACCTCATTTCCTTTATGATCCGAACTGCCTCCATGAAAAGTCCAGATCGTTCTCCCGCAAGACCTGCTCTTCGTCCGGCAATGGACAAGTCTTGGCATGGGCTTCCAAATGTGATGCAGTCCACCGGCTCGATTTCATCACCGTGGATTTTTGTTATATCTCCCAGATGAATCATATTGACCTCATTTCTTTTTGCACGGACGGCCGGCATCGAACCGGCTTTCCTGCTTATGGGGGATAGTCAGAAGCAGGATCATCCTCTATGCGTCCGCATATCAGACCCGCCCGGCAAGAGAGCTCCGGACGGGGCGGCCACGGCAATGGCCTACCGCTTTTGTTCCTGGGCGGATTGAACAGGGCATTTCTACGCTCATGCTGCGGCGCACCCATTCCCGTCAACTCCATGCGGGTGCGTCTTTCGCGGAAATGGCAGCCCGGTCTTTCACCGGGCTTGAGCGGAAAGGAGGACGCTGCTGTACAGCACCATTCCGCTATGCCGGGCAACCGATTTCAAAGTTTCCCGGCTTTCATGGAAAACAACCAAGGCGCAGACGGGGCCCGACCCCATTCGCAGCGCTTCCGCCTATAAGAAGTGCTCTGCGCCATATAAAAAGCAGCCCCGCTTCTGCGGTGCAGGGCTGCTTATCTTACGCCAGAGAAGAACTATGCTTTGTATCAGCAGCATTGTTTCTCTCGTAGTGCTTGCACTCCACGTTGTAACCGCTACACGGCGCGCACCGGGCAGCGGTTATTTTGAACGTGTGTTTGCACTGTTCCACGTCATTCTTCTTTGTGCCCCTGTGCGGAGCAATTCTGGTGTGTACGCTCCTTGCCAAACTCTTGACCTTCCTTGCTTTATGTAGGTAGCTGCACCGTCCAAGTGGGGAAGTGCAGCGGCGTTTGTCCTGCACTACTTCCCAGCGCTCTGGGATGTTGAGGTTTCTTCTTTTCCACAATGGCCTACCTGTGTAAAACTCTGCAACGAATGTTTCAAACTCATTTTCCAGCATTTCGATAAGTGCTTTTTCTTCGTCCGACAAAGGTCCCGGCACTTCCTCGATATCCGGTATACTTGCTGATAGTTCCATTCTCTTGCCGTTCGGAAGATCTATGTAATCAGCGTGCCCGTTCACTCTCCTGCCTCCATGATGTGCGTTGCGATCATGTCAGCCATGTGCAGGCACAGGACTTCCGGGTATCTGTCGTATGCCTTGCTAAGAGTGTCCCAGTCCCGTTCTCCGGTATAGGCACCCATGTGCCACCGGATTGCCAGAACTTCCTTTTCCGTCAGGTGGATCCAGTGCTGAATGTTGATTACGGACGCTTCACCGTGCCCCAGCAAATCCGTATCTCTATACTGATAGCTTCCATCCGGTTTCTGGATGTAATTTCCGGCTTTGCAAACGTCGTGGAGCAGGGCTGCAGTCAGGACTGCGTTCTTATCGCACCCTGCAAACTGCGGCATATTCTCGCACAGTTCCAGTGCAGCCCTCGCTACGTTGAGCGAGTGTAGCAGCAGGCCACCGGGGACGTTCAGGTGATGCTTTGCGCTGGCGGGCGAGTTGTAGAAGTCCGTTTCTTCCAGGACGATCATCAATGCCATGCCGCCCGGTCTGCCTTCAATGGCCTTCGTCAGCAGCCGCTTGTACTCTTCTTTCAGGAGTTTCTTGTCCATGATCGTTCCCCCTTACGCCTTCTGCGCGGCATCCTGGGCAGTATCGGCAGCCACGCTCTTGTCGGTGGCTGCGGCGTTGTCTGCTTCCTTTTCTTTCCACGCCTTTTCCAGCGCCAGCGGGAGGGCGAAAACAGCTTCTACCAACCGCAGCTTTGCATCATCCCAGCTGTCCTCGCCCAGTGCGATGGTCTGCGTCATCACGCTGATTGCCATATTCTGCAGGGTAGTGGTTTTGCCGTTCAGGTACATCTCCACATGATCCTCGTTATTCAGTACCACTTCGATCTTTGCCTTGCAATCTTCTCCCATGTTGTTTGTCCTTTCTGTGCTGCGTGAATATTCGGTCAATGGTGGTACATTCCGGTGTTAGCACCGGACGGAAGGGAATGCACCCCCTCCTGCACTGGCTGTACCATATCAAAAGAGCGGCGTCGGACAAATGATACCGCTCCTCCTGCCCATGCGGACCGCCCTGCCGTGTTCTTTCTGCCCCCAGCAGGTAAGGCCCTGGCCTTGCGGTAGCCGGGCGGCTTCCCCTCGTAGTTCAGCCGCATGGTGGGCGGGTAGGTCTGCCCATGCCTTTCCGGTTCTGTCAGTCCCAGTCCCGGACTTCGTTGTTCCAGTCGTAAGCCTTGTTTACCAGCGTGTCCAGCAGCACCGGCACCGCCCATGCAACGGCAACAAGATCCGGGTCGTAATTGATTTTGAAGATCCAGCAAACGCCCCAGATCAAGGTTGAGAAAATTCCGTACAGCACGCCGAACACCAGCAGGCTTTCGCCCAGGTGCAACGCATCGCGGCGGAATCGCCGCCAGTTGAACGCCTTATTGAAGCTGTTGATTCTCCGGTGTAGTTTTTCAAGTATCACTTTCTCAAATCCTCCCACTTTTCATTTAGCCTTTCTCGCAGCTCTTGCGCCTGCTCTGCATTGTAGTGCGCCACCGCTTTCCAGTTTCGCATCTCGTTGTAAACGTCCATGAACTCCTTGTCAGATTCTTTCTTTGCGTAGTGGTTCACCACGCCCCACAGAATCACAAGGCCGGTCGCAACATCTGTAATGGCCCGAACCACCGGGTCAGGATTTCCGATGTGATACATCCAGATTGCCAGTTCAAGCATCCTTCTATTCCTTTCGTATTTTCCGTTCCCGTGGTACAATGAGCACGGAAAGGAGGTGATTTTTATGACCGACCGCCAGAAGTTCGTTTACGATTTAGCATTGCAGCACGTTTCGGCCGAATTGGCAAACGGCGTTCCTCTCGACAAGAACCCCGCTGCTTACGCTTTGGATATCTTTACTGGGTATGTTTCTCTCTATGCTGCAATGGACAAAGGAACCTTGGATGCCGCTCTTGCAACGCTCAAAAAGGTTTGATCTCTGCCTTTTGGAATAGCGCAGCTCTTTCAATCCTGCCTTTTGCTTCATCCAGCCGCACAAGCAGGACTGTGAGTAGAATCCTCATTTCCCCGTATGAAAGCTCTTGCTCTTGGCATTTTGCGAGAATGTCATTTGCAAGGGCTTTCATGCTTTCGTCGTCCATGTCCCTCATATCTTTTTGCATTTCATCTCTCCATGTGAAACAGGCTGGTTTGGCTCGTGTGCTCTGCAAACCGTTCTTCTTCCAGTTGGAAATAGAACGGGTCGATTTCAAATCCGATAAAGTCAAGCCCCGCCTCATAGGCTGCTATGCGGCTGCTTCCGCTTCCAAGGTGAGTATCGAGTACCTTTTGCCCCGTCTCTGCATAGTTTTTGAATATCCAGTCGTACAAGACAACCGGTTTCTGGGTCGGGTGGATTCTCTTTTCGTTCATGGATTTGTTTCCCTGCATGGTGCTGCCTTCTGCAATGCTCTTACCTTGCATCATGCCGGACCACATATAGCGGAACAGCCGCACCGATGTAAATAAGTCGGTCGCCGCTATCTCGCAGTCCGAAAAGCTGGAGCTTCCGTTGCACTTGTCCCACACGATCCGCCCGGTTGCAAACTTATAATCAAAGTAGTTGCAGCCCCACACGATGTAGTGTCTGGAAACGCGGAGCAGTTCTCTGAAATACTCCGGTCCCGGCCTGATCCATGCCGGTGAAATCGGATAGTCCCGGTGTACGCCTATCTTGCTTACCTTGGAGCCGTAAAAGCCCCGACGCTCTGGACCAGAGAAGTACGGAGGATCTACAACGGCCAGATCAAAATAATTGTCCGGGAACAGTTCCATTGCCGGAACGCAGTCCACGTTATAGCAATGGTTCAGCTTGAATACTTCTCCCATCCTCTTTACTCCGCCGGGCGGTCAGCCCAATACCTGAGCTGCTGCTTCTTGTTGTACAAACGCTGCTGTCCCAGCGCTGCGCTGTACCCGGCGCGGCCATTGGCGTCCATCTTGCCGGTGTCGCCGCGCTTTAACTCTTTATATATTGTCGAGTAATTGAATCGCATCGCCCTTGCGATCCCCGCCACACTCTGCCCGGCATTGTACCGGGCTTCCAGCGTCTTGCGGTCATCTTGGGTCATGTGCTTTGCCATTTCCTGCTTTTTCCTCGCTTTCCCTAAAAATGCGCAAAAAAATAACGCAAGAGAAGTCGCTAAGATTTCTCTTGCGTTTTCTCTTGCGTTTATTTTACAAATTCAGCAAATTTTTCAGAAAATTTCCCGCACGCGGCATACACCGGAGCGGAACAGCCCCATTGCCAGCCCCAGATACACGCTGACCACAGTCTCCTCCTGGTCAAATTCCATCTGCCTGCGCTGGGGCAGGTCTGCCAGCCGCCCCTGAAAAACGCACTTCAGCCCGTTCAGCCGGGTATAGTCGTTGGGGTGCATCAGGGTGCTGTCCTTGGGCAGCTCCATGGCACCGCTCTTTTCCAGAACCTCGCTGACGAACTGGGAACAGAAATAGTGTCGGCGGCGCTTCCAGCGGATGTGCAGCGCGCAGAGCATCAGACCCAGCACATTGAAGCGGTACAGCCCGCCGTGCACCATCATATGCTCGGCACGGCGGCGGGCGCGGGCGTAAGTCTCATCCTCCACTTCCAGCGCATACAGGGCGCAGGGCACGTTCTCGCGCAGGCGGAACACGCCCCGGTTCAGGTATTCCCTGCTGGGGCCTGCCGGGAACATGGTATAGCCGTTTTTACGGGTCGAGCTGTACAGGCAGCTCAGATCATCGTCGAACGCCATCGACGCATGGGTATAGTTTGCACCGGTGACTGCATAGACCAGCTTGGACAGCAGCGTCCCGGACCGGGTGAGCAGGATGTAGATAGTTTTCATGGTTCTGTTCCCTTTATATATAAGTACGCTGCACCGGGCAGCTCTGTTAGCTGCTATCATAAGTATAGCACAGGAAAAGGTTCTTTGCCGCAAAAACGGATGAAACACCGTAAATATTGCACAAAAAGAGCAGGCATTTTCTGCCTTTTGCGGTCCCCACCCTCAGTTTTCCCGGGAAATGGCAGCATTCCCGCACGTTTTCTCCATGCATCCAAGCTTGTCAAAATTTTATCAAAAAATCGTTTTTCTGCCGTTCCACCTTATTTTTTCAGGTTCCGGCACCGTTTTTTGTTTCCTGAATTTGCTTCAACTGATTAAGATTCCTTATGAAATTTGTTTCTTTTCTGCAAATAGCACGATTCGTTTCTTGATTTTGGGATACTTTTATGTATAATGATAAACAGGAGAATTTGCATTTATAAACTGCAAACCCCGTTTGCGCTGGTTCCGGCTGGCCGGAACGCGCCGCATCCTAAACAGGACGTAAGGATCAAACGAAAGTAGAGGTACACTAATATGGCAAAGTTGGATCTTACCAAGTATGGCATTACCGGCACGACCGAGATCGTGTACAACCCCTCCTATGAGCAGCTGTTCGAGGAAGAGACCAAGCCCGGTCTGGAAGGCTACGAGAAGGGCCGGGTCAGCGAGCTGGGTGCTGTGAACGTCATGACCGGCATCTACACCGGCCGTTCCCCCAAGGATAAGTTCATCGTCATGGACGAGAACTCCAAGGACACCGTGTGGTGGACTTCCGACGAGTACAAGAACGACAACCATCCCGCTTCTCAGGAAGCATGGAAGGCTGTGAAGGAGATTGCTCAGAAGGAGCTGTCCAACAAGCGCCTGTACGTTGTGGATGCTTTCTGCGGTGCAAACAAGGACACCCGTATGGCCATCCGCTTTGTCATGGAAGTTGCATGGCAGGCACACTTCGTCACCAACATGTTCATCAAGCCCACCGCTGAGGAGCTGGAGAACTTTGAGCCCGATTTCGTTGTCTACAACGCATCCAAGGCCAAGGTTGAGAACTACAAGGAGCTGGGCCTGAACTCTGAGACTGCTGTTGTGTTCAACATCACCAG